CACCCTGCGCGATCGTAACCGGTATCGAAATCGTGTTGGTGTCGGCGTCGACGACGTTCGTACCGTCGCAATAGAAGATCGCTCTTGAATTCTGCGCGAGTAATATGCCGGGGCTAGCCTGAGCCGCGGTTCGGATTCCGAGGGTGAAGGAGCCGGTCGTGTTGTTTGTGATCCAATATTGCTGAACGCTCGACGGGACAACGACCTCTCGGTTACCGGTCAACGTCCCGGTGAACACATATGCGGTGTAATTGAGTTCGTTAGTGGCAAGAGTGTAGGTACCGCTGCCCGATATATCGATCGTGATTAGCGTGAAGGCGTACGCCGAGCTGCGACCATAGCCGACGGTATAGAACTGCGTCCCATTCGATACGATGATGGCAGAATCGCCCGGTGCGAGAGTCAACGTCGTCGCACCATTGATCAATTCCGAACTGTTCGGATCGACCGTCAGATCACCGGTACCAGCGTTGCGCACCATGACGAACCAGTCGTTACCAAGCGTCGCGGCACCGGTAATAGCAAGTGTTCCAAGGCCGCTCGTCCACACGATTGTGCTCGCTCGGTCCGCGGCACCAGCCGTATAGGTGGTGTTAATCTGTGTAACCGGCGACGATTGGTTGAGCGTCGTAGCAATCGCCTTGATGCCGTACCCGGCAAGAGCGGCAGCTGACGCTGCTGCGGTCGATGCGCCGAACTGAAACGCTCTCCAAGTACCGTTAACCGTCGCATTGCTGGTCAGGTACACCTGAAACGTCTGCCCGGATGCTACCGTGCAAATCGCGTTGCCGCTGTAGTCAGCAACAGTGAAAGAGCTAGCGCCGACGTTGTTGAATAGTGCCGACTGACCATTCGATCCCTCGGCCGCGCTCGGCATCCGAATCGTGAATCCGCCCGCGGTCGGCGTGACGTCCATAATATCGGCGACGATATTAGTAGTCGCCGACGTCTCAAGCGGCCAGTCTAACGTGACGTTGGCCGAAAGCGAGATAGCTCGATAGAGGAGCTGGCTCGGGTAGATGTTCTGACCGCCGAAAACGTTAGTATAAGTCGTCATGATTAAGCCTCATCTCGAGCCGCGGATCGGTCGAGGATCTTTTGCAAATCCTCGCCATTCAACGCTGATATCGCCCGATCGTAGTAACCCTGCCACAGTTGGACGCGTTGGTCGTCCTTCACGAACGGAGTCGCCTCAACCAGCGATGCGTAAAGCAGAACATTCGGAGCGAACTCGGTCAACCAGTTCGTTTCATTCGCATCGTCGAGTAGTGGCGGCAACTCGTAATACAGAATCTCCATCGGGTATGCCGCATCCGGCGTCGGAGCGAAGAGCCAATGCCGATAGTCGTAGTCCGCGTAGAACTCCGGGGCGCTCGTCTCGGTCTCGTTCGGCCAATAACTGCGAAGATACTCGTAGACTCGCGGGAAGATCGGCGTACGAGTGTTGTTGCCGACACCGGCACCATAGTTAATGCTGATCGTCTCGCGCCATCGGTCGGGCTTTGGATACACAGCAAGATTGGCTTGCATACTCGTCACCACGACCGTCTGGAATCCCTGAATCTTAAGCTCTCGAGCGATCCGACGCTCAGCGAGAGTGATCAGCCGCGGGATCTGCTCGTAGACGATCGGGTCGGTAATGCCACCGCGCTCGAGGTAGTTGCGGATGTCCGACTTAAGGCTCGTATATGTCATTGCCGCGGGCATCAGACTACTCCCGATAGGTAGAGGGCGCGTTCATCGCCGCGTCGATTCACCAGACCCTTGAGGACTTTGCCACCGGCCTTGGTCCATTTCATGAATTCGTCGGCCGCTTCCTCGTACTCGCCGCGGTTCGTCTTCATGCGCAGCGAACTGCGTTGCAGATTGCCGAGGCCCACATTGAAGCTAAAGCTGACCAATGCGTCGAAGATGCCTTGATTACCAACAACATTAGGGCAATATCGGGCCACGCCTCGCTCAAACCGCGCAAGGTCTTGAGCAAGCAGATCGTCCACCTCAGCCATCGAGAAGATCCTTCGATCTTCGGGCTTGAGCGGGAAGTTAAGTCTTTCATCCATCTTCAACTTCGCTTGCTCAGGATACAACACATGACCCACACCCACTGTCCAAAGGAGCGCCGGACACCGATACGGTTTCGTCCTGACCCCTTCGTGGTGCTTGATCATCTGTATCGTTGATGATGCGACCCTCATCCCTTCTTCGAGAATGCTTGTGTGCCGAACCAGAATGCAATAATGCTGCTCAGGATGAGCATTTCGTCATCCGAGAACACATTCTCCATCGCAACCGCGAACGGGATGCCAGTGGTGTAGGCATACCAAACACCCGCTACATTGAGCGCGACCAGCTCGAGTACGAAAATGTAAGTTACAACCGGACGGACACTGGCTCGCAAATTGATCATCCACTGCGACGCGCCTTTACCAATTTCCATGTCGTGCTGGTAGAGAGCGACTCGCTCCTCAGCTTGGGCTTGGATTTGCACCTGCTCGGTTTTGATCTCCTCGATCCGGGCCTGTGCCGCAAATCCGCGGGCCGCTAGCTCAAGCTCACGCTCCTTCTGCATTTGAAGGATAGCAAGCTCGTGCTTCTTGTCCTGCCGATCCTGGAACACCTGCAGAATCTTCGGCAGACCACCAGCAAGGAACGACAAGAACGTTGAGATCAGCGTCATCATTTGCTCGCCCTCACCACATCGTCACCCTTCGTAACGGTCACATGGTCACCCTCAACATCGACTCTCATCGGCATTTCCTTCCGATCCAGTCGGTCGAGCTTCGCGATGAGTTCCTTTATCACGGCGAATTCTGGCTTCTCTTCCTTCTCGTTCGCTCCGGCGATACCGTTGAGCATCGAGATAAGCGCCGTCAACGACGCACCGAGCAAGCCCATCACCGCGGCGATCTTCTCGGAGTCGAGAACAAGGCTCGATGCTACGCCGATCACGACAATGATCGTGATGTATTTTAATCCATCCTTGCCGATGGCTTTACCTGCGACCTCTTTCGCGGACGATCGAGCTTCAAGCCGATTTAATTCGGCCTGGACTTGCGCCCGGAACATCTCGAGGTCAGGTGCTTCGCTCATTTGTCGACCTTATCATCCAACTTGTTGAAGATCTTGTCCAGCATACCCTTGATCTCGTCAATGTCGCGCTGATAATGAACCTGCGTCACGTAAGTGTGCGGCATGTTACGCACATCCTTATCGAGGCGCTCGATCGTGCGGCTAATATTGTTTAATATCCAACCGCCGAAGAATGCTGCTACGCCCACGACGATGTTAAATAGCAACTGCGCATCCATTACGGGGCCTCGTCTGCCCTTACCTTAGTGCTGAGAATTTCATTAGCCCTGTCAGCGGTTACGACTCCCTTAGCCAAGAGCGCGTTAACGCCTTTTTTAACTCGATCGCTTAAGAGATTAACCGTCGCAGAAGCACTTAAGTAATCCATCCACATTTCAACTTCAACATCGGTTTTAGCTGCTGTCAAAGCCGCCATATATTCGTTTTCCGTGAAGCGCATCATCATTGCTAAGCGAGTAATGACGGGGGGTAAAGTGATTTCAACGTTAGGGATAATAATCTCCACGTATGGACGATACCGACCAGCATGATATTTATCGACAAACCACTGCTCAGCAACAATGAGGTTAACCACCTCACCGGCTTCATTGAAAATTTCGTATTTCATGTGTTATTCCCATAAAAGCCGATAAACACACCGCCTTGACCGCCGCGACCTCCGATTAGGAAGCTACCGGCGGTACCAAAAGCGGCCCCGCCACCGCCCCCACCCATCGCAGAATTACCCCCAGCAACGATGTTGGTAACAAATAACGCTGCTCCACCGCCGCCACCGAAACCGGCAGAATTCCCACCAGAGAGAATCGAAAGAGGGTTTGCTATACCACCTCCTCCCGCCCCAACACCACCCCGGTATGAAGCGTATATGGCCCCCTGTGCAGCTTGGTTTGCGTTACCTAACTTTGTGCCGACGCCTCCTTCTGCGCTGAACATTAAAAACGGGGCTGCGGATGCGACTGCTGGAGACCCCGCGCCACCCGGACT